ACTGATATGCAAGGTAAATGCTTACAGGTAATGACACTAGACACTAATGGTACTTATTTTGTTATAGGTATTAGTGGTACTTTAACAGGTGGAGATGGAGGTCTTGATTTGGCTGCTGCATCACACATTGGAACTAGACCACAGACTTTCGCAAGATTAAGTGCTGTAGAAGGTGGAACAGGTGCTGCTTTTTCTGATGAAACAGGTCTTACAGTTACTTTGTCTTGTACTCAATATGAGTTACCAAGAACTTATGTAGCAGCAGGTGCAGCAGTTTCAATTAATGCTGCTGGTTTAGTAGCAACTGTATCATAAAAATTAAAGATATAATAATAGGTTGACTTTGTTCGTAAAAAGTTTAATAACATTCTCCTATTAATATCTTTTAATATATTATGTGTGGATGTTCAGAGAAAGAGATAAATTTAAGCAGTATTAAAATATATACATTTATGGGTACTTATAAAGCAAAATTAGATTCAGGAGTTTCGGTTAAAAATGGTTTTATCATTGAATGGGGCAATGCTAGTCAAGAGGTTCTAGCACACGCTTATGAAGAATTAGGAATGACTGATGTAATAGAGAAATTATCAACTACAAAAACTAAAGATGAGTCCAAGAAAGCAAACAAAGACAAAAAGTCAGGTAAAAAATCTAAAGACACAAAAGACTAATACTTTTGAGTTTGGAGTTTTTAACTTAGCAATTCCTGAACATATTGAAGAACCTCAAGACTTATCAAAAGTAAGGACTAAGTTTATACCTTTTGGTACTAACAACTTATTTCCTCAATACTTAGCAGAATTAAAGCGTAAATCTTCTACTCATAGAAGTGTCTTGGCTCAAAAAGCAGTATTTACAAGTGGTGCTAAGTTTGTAACTAACAATGAAGATGTAAAAGAATACATTAAAGATGTAAATGCAGATGGAGAGTCTTTAAGAGAAGTATTTAAAAAATTAGCAGATGATTATTACACTTTTGGAAATGCCTATTTAGAGGGTGTTTTGTATGATGGTGGATTAAATCTGTATCATATAGATGCAACTACTGTTAGAGCATCTAAAAACAAAAAAGAAGTATATGTACACCCAGATTGGGCTAAGTACAATACTATGAAAGACAAACTATCTATTATCCCTATCTATCCAAGAGTTAGAGCAAATAGATTTGTCGTTCAATTTAAAGATTATGAGCCTACATTCCAATTCTATGGTTTACCAGATTACGTTGCTGCATTAGAGCATATTGCAGTTGACTATGAGATTGGAAAGTGGAATCACACAAAATTTAAAAATGGCTTTCAGCCTTCAGCAATCGTTGAGATTAATGGAGATATGGGAGAAGAAGAAGCAAAGAAATTAGTAAGAGAAGCACAAAAGAAGTTTGTTGGGGATGGGAATAATGGTAAAATTATGTTTATCGTTAAGAATGGAGATAGTTCACAGGCTAATGTTCAGATTATAAAAGATGACCAAGAAGGTAGTTGGATAGATTTACAACGAATTACTGACCAGAATATTGTAACTGCACATAGATGGCAGCCATCATTAAGTGGTTTGGTTAGTTCTGGTAAAATGAACAACACAGGTAGTGAGATTAGAATTGCTTATGATTTAGCAATGACTACTGTAATTAAAGATACTTCTGATTTGTTATTAAATGGTCTTAGAACTGTTTTATATAAAGAATTAGGTTTCTTGCCAGAAGAATTAGTTATTCACTATGAGCCACCAATTAGTTTTGCTACTCATATTGACCCTAAACAGATACTTACTATTAACGAGCAAAGAAGAATGTTGGATGAGGATTTACCAATGCTTGAAGAGGGTAATATGTTTATAACAGATAGAGAGCAGATTATTGTAACTAGAGATGATGATGCAGATGGTAAAGGAGATGATGAGGCAGGAGATTTGCAGGTAACTGAAATGGAAACTCAAACACAAGACTAAATATGGCAAACGTAAACCAATATAACCCTTTAGTAACAGCAGCAGAAGTTATTAGTAACAGTTTTACTAATGCTAATACTGACCCTTATTTAATATCTAACAATACTATTCTACTTTCTGAGTTAGCACATTTAAAGTCTGCTATTGGAAAGAAGTTTTATGAAGAAATAAAAACGCAACATCATGCTGGTACGTTAACAACTGCTAATCAGACTTTAATGGATGATTTCTTAGTTAGATGCTTGTGTTGGTATGTTAGATTTGAGGTTATAAATGAGGTGCAGAGTAATAGTGGTAGTGGTGGTATAGTTCACAATATAGATGAATTTGCTACTATTATAGACCCAGCAGAATTAAATGCTTATAAGCAAGACACATACAGAAAGGCTGAGATATACTTGAAAGATATGTTAGACTACATGAATGATGATGACCAAAATGGTTTATATCCAACTTATGAGTCTAACAAGCCTAATAATGGTAATACTTATAAGAATCATGGTATAATAATGTACAACAGCATATACTCAAGACCTACTAGAAATTATGATAGTTGGAAGGATTATTGTCCTTGTGATGATTGTTAAAATAAATATATAAATGGCAGCAAACGAACATAAAAATTTAAGTGATGTAAACAGGCACAATCCAAAAGGATTTGAAGTTGCTGGTAATGATACTGTTTTATCTAAAAATATTGGAAGTTCTGCAACAGGAACTGATGGTGTTTTAGAATGGAAGGGGAAGTCTCTTATGGGTGTTACTAATTATAAGATGCAGGGGTATGTTCAAACAGGAACTACTACTTACAAATATGGAGAAGATATAGCAGATACTAAATCACCTTATGAGATGGCTGTTGATTATGGAAGTGATACAGTTTCTTCTGGAAGTTTAAATCCAAGTGTTATATTTAGAATTGGTCAAGGTCAAGTGATACCTGAAAATGCCAAAGTTGTTTTAATAAAAGGACATATATCAAGTAGTGGTAGTAATTCAGTTACTCTTGCTTTAGTTAAAGCAACACCAGACCCAAGTAGCACTTCTGCTATCGTACCAACAGTAATAGATGAGATAGCGATTACAGGGGGAGGTAACAACAACACGCTTCTTGCTATATCTGAAACTACTATAACTGCTGCTGACTTAACAGCAGGAGATATTATATTCCCAATGATAAAAGAGGCTTCAGGAGGTTCTTCTATTTATATAAATATAGCGATACAAACAACTACATTCTAATGACTACAAAAGAAGAATTAATAGCAATGAAGAAGGATATAACCACTATAAACAGTAAGATAGACAATATAGACAATAAATTAGATATGCTCACAGACAAACTATTAAATCCAGACACAGGAGTTACTGCTAGAGTTAATAGAAACACATCTATGAGAAAAGTTTTAGTTAAAGCAATGTGGATGATTTACGCTATAACTTTAGGGGCATTAATAAAAATATTTACAGAATAAAAGATAAAACAATATGGCAACAACAGTAGAGGCAGCAAATTTAACAGTAACAGTAACAGAATCATACTCACTAAATGGGGTTGAATATGGTAATACAACCAGTAAAACTTTCTCAAGCAATGGTCAAGTGGTGCAAAGAATAATGGCAATTACTACTGGGGATGATTTTACTACAATATTAAACTTTGGTTCTGCTGATACTGCTGGACAGGTAGATATAACTAATTACTCATATTTTAGAATAACAAATTTAGATGACACTAATTTTGCTACCCTATCAATAACTCAAGGAGATACTTTCTTTTACAAGTTGAAAGCAGGAGAAACTTTATTATTGATGGATAACGAGATGGATGCTATTGCATCAAGCGTTACTTTTGGTTCATTTGCAGATATAACTAGCATATCAGCAAAAGCAGATACAGATGGCATTGATATTGAATTTGTTTGCGTAACAATATAGTATGGCAAAGAAACCAGCAGTATTTAAGTTTACAGGAAACACAAGAAAGAAACGCAAAGGAGTTCATAGTAAGAACGCTTCTAAAGGTCAATGTGGCTACAAGAAGAAGTACATAGGTCAGGGAAGATAAAAAATTAAGATATGCCTTGTTACGAATGTGAAAATGGGAAATGGAGATTTGGTGAAACTGGCAAATGCGAGTATTCTTCTAAATCTGAGTGTGAAACTGCTAATAAAGATTATTATGCAGAAGAAACATATAATGACTATCCAAAGGCTGCATCAGATAATGCGGCAAGAGCATTGAAGTGGTTAGATGAAAATGATAATCCAAATGACTGTTTAACTCCTGTAGGTTTTGCAAGAGCCAATCAACTTAAAAATAGAGAGAGTTTAACTAGAAAAACTATTGCTCGTATGGCATCATTTAAAAGGCATCAACAGCATAAAGATGTTCCTTATGATGAAGGATGTGGTGGTATCGCTTGGGATGCTTGGGGAGGAGATGAAGGTATTAATTGGGCAATTAGAAAATTAGAACAAATAGATAAAGAAAATATGGCAAAGAAAAGAAAATATTATTCTGATGAAGAACATGACCATCACTTTCATTTTACTCAAGAGATGATGGAAACTCTACATATGGATGGTGAGTTAGAGGTAAAAGTTGAAGAAGATGATAAAGAGATGGTTATATTGTTTACTTATGGGCAGGAATCAGAGGAGTACAGTCCAGAAGAAGAAGAAATTAAAGATAAATTTGAAGATTATTTTGATGAGGTTATTAAAAACCTTAAAGATTCAAAATAGAATGAAATTTAGACATTTTAAGAGAAGTGAGTTCACCTGTAAGTGTGGTTGTGGTGAAAATAAAATTAGCGATAATTTACTACACGCTTTGGATAGAGCCAGAGAATTTGCTAAAATACCATTTGTTGTAACAAGTGGCTACAGATGTGAGAATCATCCAGAAAGCAAAAAAAATCCAACATCTTCACATATAAAAGGATTAGCAGTAGATATAAAATGCACCGATAGTAACACTAGGGCTATTATAATGGATGCTTTAGTTTTTGCAGATTTTGAGAGGTTGGGGCTGCATCAATCATTTATACACGCAGATATTGATGTGTATGATAAGCCAAGTCCTGTGATTTGGTTGTATTAATTAATTATTAATTTAAAAAAAATAGATATGGAAATGTTAAAAAAGATTTTTGATTCAAAGAAGTTTTGGTACACTATGGGGGCGATATTTGTTCCTGTAGTAGCAGTTAAATTAGGAATGACAGAGGCTGAAATAGAGAAGGTTTATTATGCAATCCTAACTCTAATATTAGGTCAGGGAATCGCAGATATTAAGAAGTAATGATAAAGAAATGGATAGGTAATGCACTACTTTCTAGTGGTGTAAAGCCAATAACAGAATTATTAAAAGCAGTAAAAGAACTCTTTACTGACTCTAAAGGTAAGTGGAGTAGCAAAAGAACAGTTAGTGGGGTTGTAGTAATTGCTGCTAGTTTACATATTGAAAAGAATGGTATTGACACTAATGCTTTGATTTTAACTGCATTAGGAGTATTGCCTTTGTGTTTCTCTGTGTTTGAAAAAAGCAACTGTAATGATTGTTGCTGTAAAGAAAAAAATAATTGTAATTCTTCTTGTGATAAAGAAAAATAATTATCTTTGTGTTTACTAAGTCAGGGTTGTGCCTGTCTTTGTTTTCATTGTTTAAGTTTTCAAGAGTGGGGTGTTCACAAACATCTCACTTTTGATTTTTACAGGGGTTATTTTTCATATATTGCAAGGACATAAATTGATAATAATATGAAAAAGTATGGCAAAAGACTCAGGCTCTCAGAAGAAGAGGTTGAGATGGTTTACGAAAATAGAGCCGAAAGTACCACCAATCTTAATGGCAATACAGCATTAGACATACATTTATCTGAAAGAGGTATATCAAAAAAAGATGTAGTATCTGTTAAGCATTGGCAGTCTGCAAATGGCGAATATAGATTTAGTGTTGTAACTAAAGAGGACTTATCTATTGACACAGATGATGTCCTAGAAAAAATTGGAAGTTTTATAGAGGAACACTCTCCCTACTACCCTCCTGTTAAAAGAGAAGGCAAAAACGCTAATCACTTATTAGTAATAAATCCAGCAGACATTCACATAGGTAAGTATGCTAGTGAAGTTGAAAGTGATAGTCATTATAATGTAGAAACTGCCTGTATGCGTGTTTTAGAGGGTCTGCAAGGACTTATAGATAAAGCAGAAGGGTTTGATATAGACAAAGTTTTATTCTGCATAGGAAATGATGTATTGCACGTTGACAATGTTTACAATAAAACAACTAAGGGTACTAATCAGGATGTAGATGGTAAGTGGTGGGAACATTTTGAGGTTGCTCTAGGGCTGTATGTTAAATGTGTAGAAATGTTAAGGGAGGTGGCATCTGTAGATGTTCTACACTCTATGAGTAACCATGACTATCAAAGTGGATTTCATTTAGCACACGCATTAAAAAGTTGGTTCAGGAATGATAAAGAAGTTGGATTTGACATTAGTGTTGCATACAGAAAGTATTATCAATATGGAGTTAATTTAATTGGCTTAGAACATGGAGATGGTGCTAAGATGGATAACCTACCTTTATTAATGGCTCAGGAAAAGCCAAAAATGTGGAGTGAAACTAAATATAGATACTGGTATTTACATCACCTACATCACAAGATAAAACATAAATGGAGGGATGCTAAAGATTTTATTGGTGTAAGCGTAGAGTATATGCGTTCTCCAAGTAGTTCAGATAGTTGGCATAGCAGAAAAGGATATACAGGAGTTCCCAAAGCAGTTGAAGGTTTTTTACACGAAAAAACAAGTGGTCAGGTGGCTCGTTTAGTTCATTATTTCTAAAATATCACACAAATTTCACACAATTTATATCTAGTGCATAAACATTTATTGAAAAAATGTTAAAAATTCTTTGGTAGTTATTTCCAATTTTATAACTTTGCCTTAATTATTAACGAAAATAAATATTATGGAAACTAATGATACTCAATCGCAAATAAGATTAATAGAAAAGTATGAGTTAGAAAGATTAAGAAAAGCAAACTCAAAGTTTAAACTTGAAATTATAGAATTAAAGCAAAAATTAAAAGAAATTTACTCGGTATTAACAACTAATACAACTAATACAAATAACGCAACTACAATTAATTATTAACTAAAACAAAAACAAAATGAAAAAAACTATGCAAGAAAAACTTAGAAAACAACCTGAGCCAGTAGTAGAAACTAGAAAAGAAGCACTTAGAAGGCTTTACAAAGAAAATGGCTTAACAGAAGAAGATATATACAAAGACAAAAGAGGATTTGTAATTATCACAAGAACAGGAATTGATAAGATTGTTTCAAGAAACAACATTACAGTTGCTTATGAAGTTATTAATATGGATGTAGAAAAATCTATATGTGTGTTAAGAGCAGCAGCGACAATGAAAGTTGGTAATGAGGTTAAGAACGCTATGAGTTTTGGAGAGGCATCTGATGCTAATCTAATGGGAGGTGGTAAGAAGTTCCCAGTTGCTATGGCAGAAAAGAGAGCAATGTCAAGAGTTGTTCTTAAGATTGCTGGATTCTACGAGCAGGGAGTGTTTGGTCAAGATGAGATTGTTGATTAGTGATTGATGAAGATTGGTTTGATGAGTTACTTGATGGTGAGCCTAGTGGTATTACTGATACCCAATGGCTTATCATTGAGGGCAATATAGATTCAACCTCTCTATCAGATTCAATAAAATCAAGCATCTTAAATAGATTAAATGATTTAACAGAATTAGAAGCAGAAGAAATTATAACTTTAATAAATGAAAACAAATATGAAAAAGACCCAAAAAAACAATGGCAAGAAATGTTCAGAAGAGGAGTATTTGGACATACAAGTTTTTGACCACTTTAAAAAAACTTACACATATATAATTTGGAATGACAAATATATATTGGGGGAAGTTGTTGAGGACAACATTGTTCAACTACTTAATAAAAAACAACTAATAGATTTCTACCATGCTGGAAAGAATAATTTTAAAGTACAGAAGTGGAAAATAGAAGCATACCTAAGCAAAGATGACAAATAAATATTCGCTAGAAAACATAAGAAAATCAAGAAATGAGTTTGAGGCTTTCTTAAGGATATATGGAATATCTAATTTAAGGCTGTGTAAAATAATAGAAGTCAATTATGCTACTAGCAGAAAGTTTATAGAGAACCCAACTCAAATGAGATTTTCTCATACCAAAAAATTAGCAGATTTTATTGGCTTGGATATGCAAGATATTATAGACACGATAGTTTATGATATAAAATAATTTAAACTACACAAGCAGAGTTGTAATCATTATTAAATAATAATGTCAGCAGTTATACTTTGATGAGATTATGTTTCTCTGCCTGTGTGGTTTTTTAACTTAAAATAAATAAAATGATAAAAAGAAGATTAAAATTTAGCGATTTCTACCACAATATAATAATGAATGAAATTGCAGATATATATGATGTGGAGAGAAGTAGAATTTTTTTAGGAAGCAGACAGAAGAGTATAATCCATGCAAAAAGATTGTATGTTTACACGCTTAGAAAAATATTTAGATTAACTTTAAATGAAATTGCCAGAGTAGCCAACCTGCATCATGCTTCAGTAATTCACCATTCTAAACAATTTGATTTTTTTTACAAAAATTACAAGTCAGATAGACATAATTTTCAAAGAGTTGAGAATAAAATTTTAGAAGTAGAGGTGGATGAGGAGATACAGGGATTAGAGAAAAAATTAACAAGTATTAAAAAATCATTAACTAAATTGTATAAAATTAAAAAATTAAAAGATGAAAGAGAAAAAACAGAAAATTTATTTGCCTAGTAGTATTAAAAACATTGAAACAAAGTTTGGAGGTATGATTGTTGCAAACTTCAAAGTAGATGAACTACAAGCCAACTCAAAGAATGGATGGGTTTCTATGGTTATAGCAGAAAGAAAAGAGCCTTCTGAAAAAGGGGCTACTCATTATGCTTATGTAAATGACTACGAGCCACCAGTAAAAGAAAACACTTCTGCTAAAAAAGAAAAAGCAGAAGAAGACTTGCCATTCTAATGATTAAATGGAAAAACACAACCTACCCTAGCACTTTCATTGGTTTATCTGATGAACTTGCTAAGGCTAGGAGTATGCTATCTTCAGATGTTTACAATGAAAACACAGATAAGTATAGGGGAGAGCAGGAACACATGATACAGAGTCTCGGCATATTTGCAGAGTTAGTTGCTAGACACATAATGGAGAACAACAAAGATGTAAGATACAAGGCTGCACCATTGATTGAAAAAAGACCAGTCGTTGAGGCTGATATTGTTATGCAAGGAATTGGAGAATTAAATTATATTGATGTAAAAGGTGTTAAAAGTAATGGAAATGCCCTTAGAGTCAATTTTAAAGCCCATAACAACACTCAAAAGAAAATTACGCACTACCTGTTCATACAGCCATTGAACGCCTTATACGCAAGATTTTGCTGGTATAGGCATAAAGATGTTAGTGAGTGGGATGTGGTGATGTCAACTTATACTAAATGCTATGAATTAGAAATACCTAAACACAATTAAACAATGAAAGAACAACCAAACTACTATGCTATAATAAGTGCTGAGGTTAGATATGATAATAATATATCTGCTAATGCTAAACTATTATATGCTGAAATTACTGCACTACTAAATATGAATGGGGAGTGCTTTGCTACAAACAAATACTTTTCAAAACTTTATAATAAGAGTGTTGTAACAATATCTAAATGGGTTAATGAATTAATCTCAAATGGCTATATATCATCTTATTATACCTACAAGGGAGGTACTAAAGAAATTGATAGGAGGTATTTAAGTATTCTTAAAGGGGGTATTAAAGAAAACGATAAGGGGGGTATTAAAGAAAACTTTAAGGATAATAATACAAAGGTTAATAATAATATTACATATAGTAATAATAAAGGGCGTTTTAAAAAACCAACTATTAATGATATTAATGATTATTGTAAACAAAGAAACAACACTATAGATGCCGAAACTTTTTTTGATTTTTATGAAAGTAAAGATTGGAAAGTTGGAAAAACAAAAATGAAAGATTGGAAAGCCTGTGTTAGAACTTGGGAGAAAAGACAAAAAACCAACAAGTCGAGTATGAGTAAAATACACTTACACTTGCAAAAGAATATTAATGTAAAAGAAAAACTTAAACAACAATTAAACCAATGAAACAGATAAAGACAATGACAAAAGAAGAACTACTAATGAGTTCTGTAGATTTAATAAGCAAAACATATATTGAGTTAGGACAAAACAATATTGAAGAAGATACCATAATGATTATGGCTCAAAGTTTAGCAGGTGATTTGGCTAAAACTTATAGGAATTTTTATTTTGAAGATGCTGAAAATGCCTTTAATTTAGGAGTAAGAAGTCCAATCAATGGAGATTTTATTCACTTTAATGTGCCGACATATATGAAGTGGTTAAGAAAGCATAAGGATTTGATATGGGATGCTAGAGCAAAAGTTGATAGTGGTGAAGACCCAAAGTCAGTTCCTCATTATAGACCAGAACCAAAACTACTAAGATGAAAATTATAGAATTATATCCAAAAGAATATGTTGAATTAGATGATGATGAATGTTTAAATTGCTATGCTTTTGTAGAAGTAGAAGGTGAGTTATTTTGTTGTGATGAGTGTCGTCAAGAATTTGAAGAAAAAGAAAAAAATAATTAAAATGATAGGCTGGGTAATAATAACTGCCATAGTAATGTGGATGATAAGAGAATTAAGATGAAGATATTAACAATTATTTGGGGAATACTTATTGTGATTTGTATGTTAGAGGCATATTTTTGCACTAAGTTTGAGCATGAATTATAAAATTATATATTTGTAAAATGGAAATTATGATAATTAAAGCAATGGGATTAATAGTTGCACTTATAATACTTAAATTAATAATTCCTAAAGAAGATAATAAAATAGAAGAAAATTTAGAAAAATTTAGCAAGAAATTAAATGACTGAGCATAACGAACATTACTGGTTGAAGGGAAGGAATGGGTGGACACCAACAACAAGTTGGGATGAGGATTTGCCAAATGAAAAAAACAAAAACATAAATCCAAAAATGTTTTTAAGTAAAGAAGAATTAGAAACTCCTAAAAAGAAAACAATTTACAAATTTAATTGGCACTTAGACAAAGTAGTTGAGAGGATAGTTAACTTATTAAAAGAGAAAAATACTGCTTATGGCAATACTGCTTTAAATCCTCCAAATGTTTTTAGTAAACTTGATTCAACTGAAGCAATATGCGCAAGGCTTGATGATAAGTTATCAAGAATAAAGAATAAAGGTATTAATGATAAGACTGAAGATACTGTTGATGATATAATAGGGTATCTGTTGTTATTAAAAATGTCAATGGAAGAATGAAAAAACCTATATTTAGAGTGTTTGTGTCTTATGAGATTAAAAATAAGAATACGATAACTAGAAGAGTAACCTCTGGCACTTTAGATACTTTTGCTCTTACATCAGATATAGATGAAATAAAAAAAGACCAAGAGTTAATAGATAGGATTTGTTATATAAATAAAAAGAAACCAAACTTAGTAGACATTAATATTGTAAAAGTAGATATAGAAGACCAATATGGTGAAACTTCTGATAGGTTTGATGATGAAGATTAATTATGCCAAAGATTAGAAAAATAAGATTAGAAGACAGAAAAGATTTAAGAGGTGGTGGCTATGCTAGAAGAAAGTTTAGTGTTGAAGAAGCAGATGCAATAAGAAAAGAATATAACACCTCTACCCAAAAGATAACTATATCCTCTCTTGCTAGAAAGTATAGCGTATCTCAACCTTTAATGTACCAACTTATCAAAGGA